GACATTTTAGGCACGCCTCTGGGCAGTCGTCGGCTACGGCCTGAGTACGGCAGCAAGCTCCGGCAGTTTGTTGACTTGCCCGTTAACGAGGGCTGGAAAAGTGCCGTCCAGGCAGAAGTTGCTCGGGCGTTGGGGCGCTGGGAGCCGCGTTTGAAGCTGGAGCGGGTGCGCGTCATTTCCGTTATCGGCGGGCGGATCAATCTGCAGATCGTCGGTGAATACCTGGGTGTCAGCGACATGCTGGAGGTGAGCGTATGAGTCTCTTGGAACTGTCGGCGTTGCCCGCGCCGGACGTGCTGGAGCCTTTGGATTTGGAGGCGACGTATCAGGAAGGTCTGGGCACGTTTCGCGGATACATGGGCGACAACTGGAGCGCGCCGCTGGAGAGTGAACCGGTCGTTAAGGTGCTGGAGGTAGCGGCTTACCAAAAGGTCGGTAACCGTGCCCGAGTCAACGATGCGGCCAAGGCGCTGCTACTGGCGCATGCCATTCGTGGCGACCTCGATCAGTTGGGGGCCAACGTCAATCTGCCGCGTCTGGTTATCCAGGCCGAGGATCTGACGGCCGTGCCGCCAGTCCCGAAAGTCATGGAGGAAGACGACCCGTACCGCGAGCGCATCCAGTTGGCCTATGAGGGTCTGACCACGGCCGGCCCGCGTAATAGCTACATCCTGCATGCGCGTAGCGCCTCTGGGCGGGTGGCGGATGCCACGGCCGAAAGTCCGGCGCCGTGCAACGTTACGGTAACGGTGTTGAGTTCTGAGGGCAGAGGTGAGGCCAGTGCCGAGCTGCTGGCGACCGTCGAAAAGGCGCTGAATGACGACGACGTGAGACCTGTAGGTGATCGGCTGAGGGTGCAGAGTGCGCAGATTATCGACTATCGCATTGACGCCATTTTGCACATGACTGGCTCGGGGCCTGAGGGGGATGCCAGTTTGGCGGAAGCCAAAAAACGCCTGGCGGCGTGGATCAATCCGCGCAAGCGGCTGGGTGTCGAGGTGGCGCGTTCGGCGGTGGATGCTCAGTTGCACATTGCCGGCGTTTCCCGAGTCGAGCTGATCGGGTGGAAGGATCTGGCCCCGACAAAGGCTCAGGCGGCGTTTTGTACGGATTGCACCGTGAAGCTGGCGGACTGATATGAAAAGCCTGCTGCCGATCAATAGCACCCAGTTGGAGCGTGCCCTTGAGGCCGCGTTTTACGAAAAGACGATTGTCCCGCTGCGCACCCTCTACAACGCCGATACCTGCCCGGTTGATCTGCTGCCCCAGCCGAAACTGTTGATCGCTCCGAAGCATTCGGCAACCCAGGCGGTGGCGACCGCTATGGATGCCCTGGCCGGCAAGTTGCGCGCGATCGCCATTATTGACGGGCCGAACACCACCGATGAGGCGGCCATGGCCTACGCCCTGGAGTTCGGCAGCAAGCGGCTCTACATGGTCGATCCGGGTGTGCAGTTCTGGGACACGATCTTGAGCGCGACGGTCGACGCGCCAGGCTCTGCGTGGACGGCCGGGCTGTTTGCCTGGACCGATGCCAACTACGGCTACTGGGCGTCGCCGTCGAACAAGGAGTTTGTCGGTATCACCGGCACCACCCGACCGATCGAGTACCTGGACGGCGACGAAACCTGCCGGGCGAACCTGCTCAATAACGCGAACATCGCCACGATCATTCGTGATGGCGGTTATCGCCTGTGGGGTAACCGCACGCTGTCGAACGATCCGAAATGGGCGTTCGTTACCCGGGTGCGGACCTGCGACATCCTCATGGATGCGATCCAGGCCGGCCACAAATGGGCGGTCGATCGCTCGATCACCAAGACCTACGTGTCGGACGTGACCGCGGGTCTTCAGGCGTTTATGCGCGATCAGAAGAACGCCGGCGCGGTGATCAACTTCGAAGTCTACGCGGACAAGGAATTGAACACGGCCAGCCAAATCGAGGAGGGCAAAATTTATTGGCGCATCCGCTTTACCGACGTGCCGCCGGCGGAAAACCCGAATTTCCTTATCGAAGTCACCAACCAATGGCTGACCGAAGTTCTTGAAGCAGCCTAAGGGGGCTTAGCAATGATTCCTGAAGTACTGAGTAACTGCCTTTTGTACGTTGACGGTGTGAGCTTTGCCGGCGACGTGCCAACGCTGACGCTGCCGAAGCTGACCCAAAAAAACGATGACTACCAGGGTGGTGGCATGTCCGGCCCGATCGAGCTGGCCATGGGGATGGACAAGATGGAGGCGGCGTTTACCACCAACGGCGTGCGTCGTGAGGCGCTGAAATACTTCGGCCTGGCGGATCAGACCGCGTGCAACGCGGTGTTCCGCGCCTCGTTCAAGGGCCTGAAGGGCCAGGTCAAGGCGGTGGTGGTGACCCTGCGCGGCGGCCTCAAAGAGGTCGACATGGGTGACTGGAAGCCGGCCGACAAAGCCGAAATCAAGCACGCGATGAAACTCGTTTATTACAAGCTCGAAATCGACGGTCGCGTCATGTACGAAATCGACTTTCTCAACATGATTCAAGTGATCGACGGTGTTGATCAGCTTGCCGCAGAACGCTCGGCCCTCGGCCTCTAAGGATAAAGAACATGACTCAAGCAACCCAAGAAAAAGCACCACCGGCCTGGCTGGAAGTCGGCGACGAAGGCGTTACCGTAACGCTGCGCTACAAGTCCAATTTCAGCGGCGTAATCACCGACAAGCTGGTGATGCGCGCGCCCAGTGTGAGGGACGTTAATGCGGCGAAGGCGGCCGCCAATGGCGATTATGAAAAGATGGAAATGAACCTGTTTTGCAGTTTGCTCACAGCCTCAGAGGCGGAGCTGGTGAGTCTGAAATACATCGATTACAAGCGTTTGCAGGCCGGCTATTTTCGCATGGTCGAAGAAGACGACGTTTAACGCGACCACCCTCAAGATGGCGGCCCGACGCTTGGCGAAAGAGACAGGTTTCTCTGCCGCCGAGATTACGGCTATGCCCTTTTCTGAGATGGTTTGGTGGCTCACGGATTGAGCCGCCCTTGTTCTACCCGACGTATGGGGCACGCACATGGCGAATAAACTCGCGCTCGGCCTGGTCATTGGCGGGGCGGTCAGCTCCTCGGTGGGTTCGGCGTTCAAGGATGTCACCAGCCGCATCCAGCGGCTGGAGGCAGAAGGAAAAAAAGCCCGGGTGCTGGAAAAGACCATCGGCGACACGATGCGTCTGCGCGATGAGTGGCGCAAGGCACACATGGCGGGCGAGAAGGGGGCCTCGGCGTTACTGAGGCAGCTTGAGGCCAATATCAGCAGCCTGAAGAAGCAGGGTGTTGAAGTTCGCAACCTGACCAAGGCCTACAACACCATGGGGCAGGCGGCCAACAAGGCCGAGCTGAAGGCCAAAGGTCATCAGCAAATCGACGAAGGCAGGCAGAAGCTGAAAAGCAGTGTCGGCCAAGCGGTTGCCGCCACCGCAGTGATGGCGGTTCCGACGAAAGTCAGCGCGGACTATGGTGCGGTCATTCGTGACATTGCGATCAAGGCGGGCATTGCCAACAAGCCCGAAGAAGCGCAGATGTCCAAGACGATTATCGACACGTCTCGGGACACCGGCATGGCGCGTAATCAGGTGGCCGAGGTGGTCAACGCGCTGGTAGGTGCTGGCATGGAGCTGGACAAGGCCATGGCCTACGCACCGTCAGCGGCCAAGTTTGCTGTGGGGCAGGGCTCGGACGGCAGCGAAACCGCCAAGATGATCAATGCCCTCGGGCAAAACGCCAAAATCTCCGACCCGGCCGTGATGCAAAAGGCGCTGGAGGCGATCGCGTACCAGGGGCAGGCCGGCAGCTTTGAGGCGGTCGACATGGCTAAGTGGTTTCCTGAGTTGCTCGCGGGCATGGGAAAACTGGGCATCACCGGCATGGATTCGGTGACGCAACTGGGTTCAATGCTTCAGGTGCAAATGAAGACCGCTGGTGGATCGGATGAGGCAGCGAACAACCTCAAAAACTGGATGGAAAAAATCGGGGCGGGTGACACGGTCACGGCCTACAAAAAGGCCGGTATCGACTATCAGGGCTCGATGAATACGGGCTTGCAGAACGGCAAGTCCACGCTGGAATCCAGCTTTGAACTGGCCCAAAAGTACATCGCGGCGACCGATCCGAAGAAGGCCAAGGCCATGGCTGAAGCCACGGCCAAGATCAGTAAAGAGACTGATCCGGTAAAGGCTAAGGCCATGATTACATCCCTGGAGCAAGCCTTGCGTACCGGTGACCTGTTCGCCGACATGCAGGTCAAGGCCG